AATTTGAATTATCGCACGACATAGATTATTTTACGGTTCACGCATCTACTTACGAAAATAAAGAATACCTTCCAACAGGCTACATTGAAGACTTAGAGAAACTTCCCTCATCTTGGCGTAAGAAATATCTTGAAGGCCACTATGGTTTTACTCCGGATGGTGTACCTTATTTTCAAGGATATCAGGAGTATCTGCATAAACGCACATTAGATTGGAATTCTTCTCTACCTCTTCATTGTGGGTGGGATTCAGGGCGCAGACATCCAGCTTTTGTAGCGACACAATGGGATGGAAAATACTGGAAAATACTTGCGGAGATTCTTGGAAGCAATATTGGGATAGAACAGTTTGTGGATACCCAAGTAATACCATTAATCAATACTAAATTCAAGGGCGCTAATTGTATTCATTATGGGGGTCCGGAATATTTACAAGTTAATGACAAGTCAGATTATACCTCAAACCAGATACTGCAATCAAAAGGCATTAGGCTTCACATTAAACACTCCGAATATTCTTTGCGTAAACAAATCATAGAAAAGAAAATCAATTCAATTATAGATGGCGCACCATGTCTGCAGGTAGATAATTCATGCCGGATAATCAACGATGGTTTTTTGGGCGGTTATCGTTATCCAACATTAAGGGAAGGTCAAGAGGCGGGAATAAAAAAAGACCTGCCTTGGAAAGACGGTTTCTATGATCATTTACATGAAGCACTTCAGTATATCGCAGTCAATTTATTTTCACCTATTGATAACATCAAGAAACAAAAACAAGGACAGACATTTAAATCCATATCAAGTTTATAGGAGTATACATGATTGACCCTAAAATCAATGTGTCCCCGGAGCTAGGAAAACAGATAGCACAGATTATCTGTAAGGAGATTAAGGATTCATTTGGCGGTAATGATAAACGGTATAAGTTAGCCAAGCGGTGTGAAAATCAATATAACCAAATGACCAAATGGGATGTGGCCGGTAAGGAATGTGATACCCCTTGGAAAGGTGCAAGCAATTACTTCATCGGATTATCAGAGTGGATGGTGGATGCTATTTGGTCGCGGTTAATGAACATTTTATTCAGCCAACAGCCATTTATGAAAGCTAAGGGTGTTGAATCTTCTGATATGGGAAAACAGGATGCGGTTACTGATTTTATAGATATGGTTTTAAGGGAAAAAGTAAAACTTTACGACAATATAAATTTTTTCTTTAAACAGATGATCAAGTTGCCATTTGCAGTGGTGAAGTATTGCTGGGTGCAAGATTATGACCGGATGATTAGCAAAGAACAGGCAATGACTTTTACTAATCCTCAAACAGGTGAACAACAGATGTTATTGCCTGATGATCCCGAGATACAGATTAAGCAGGCCGAGTTTATTACTAATGGATACCAGCCGGGTCCGCCGCAAGAAGTCTGGGTAGTTCAGGATGAGGAATTGGTTAATGCTCCGCAATTACAGTATATCCGGTTTGAAGATTATGTTTATTCTCCTTTTGCAAAGCGCGGGCAAAGGTTGTTTTGGGAAGGCGATAGGTTCTGGCTTACCATAAACGAGATGATTATGAAGTCCAATCAGGAAAAATATATTCAGGACAGTGTTGATAAAGTAAGGATTAACCGTAAAGATGCGCAAAAATCAGGGGTAGATGCAATTGTATCCGAAAGAGAAACTCCGATTGAATGTTTTCATTGGTATGGGAGATTTCCATTTAATAAGAACAATGAAATAGATTTTAACGACCCGGAGGCTATCGAGCAGGAAGTGGTATGCGATGTGTCGTATAAAGAAGAAGAATTACTTGAAATCAACCATTGGTATTATCGCAGAAAGCCATGGCCGGACAGGGTTTATTTAAGGGGTGAATACGAAGAGACTGAAGATTTTGAAGGGCGTTCATTGTTGATGAAATTATTCAAGTCTCAAATAGAAGTAAATGATTTTCATAAGACACTAATGGATAATGCTTTGCTTGCAATGCAAAAGATATTTGTCAAGAAGTCAACATTGACTGGTGAGGCCTGGGAAAATCCAATAGTAGCTCCGGGTGAAATGTGGGAAGAAGATAATCCGGGTGATGTTCGAGTTCTTGAAGTCGGCGATGTAAAAGCTATTGGATTACAGATGGATAATATGATAATCGGATTCGCTGAACGATTAAGTAATATTACTTCGTGGAACGTAGGTTCGCAACCTCCCGGGGGTAAGACTACTGCTACTGAATTTGCGGGGATTATTCATGAAGGAAATATCGGAAGAGAACCATTGCTGCAAAGGTGTTATCGCATCCTAACTAAGATATGCCAATGGACATATGATTATTATTACGAAAACATGCCGGAAGGCCTTGAGCGCAGGATATTAGGTGAGACAGAAGAAGAGATATATCCTACGCAAGAAAATATGGTGTTATATGCAAAACAGGGGATAAATCCTACCTGGAGGCAAGAAGATATAGCCGGACAGTTTGATTATACTTGGCAAGGCACATCACAGAATGCCGACCAGAAGTGGAATATTATGGTAGCTAATGACTTAATGGACAGGTACCTCCCACACCCAATGATACAGGGAAGTCTTTTATATACTTGGAATATTTTAAAGGATGGATTAATAGCCCGTGGCCATAAAGATTGGCAGAATTATATCCCTACTAAACAGGCGATTATAGCTGAGATGAAAAGAATGGCTTTACAGGCGCAACAACAGGAAGTAACCGATACAACTGAAGAAGGAGTATTGGGAAATAAGGGTAAGCAAATAGACCCTCGTATGCTAATGGCACTAAAACAAAAGATATCACAGCAAGGAGCGCTTAATGTTGGGCAACCTGTTTAAAAAAAGAGAACCCAAAACCGAAGAGGAAATAAAGAAAGATCGTGAGAAGTGGCTTAAAGAAATGCTTGAGAAGTCGCAGAAGTTGGAAAGACTGATTAAAAGTAATAATACTGGATGGAGTGAGTTTAATAGTTTGTTAAATGATTATATAGATAAGGCAAAAAAACGTAAAGCCATTACTGCACTTGACCGGGCAACAGATGCGGATATTTATCAGTTAAAATTATTGGACCATGAAATATATATCCTGACTTGGGTTTTAAAGATACCGGAACAGTTTATCGGTAAGACTGAAGCAGAGATTAAAAAACAAAATGAGGAGGAATGATGGAAATGATTGATATGGGACACAAGATGGAAGAACCAACCGCAGTCGGAGAAGGAAAAGAAAAGAATAAGATGTCTTATCCTTCATTCTCCATTACAGGGGATAAAATCCCTGATGAATTAAAATCCGCAGAGCTTGAAACAATGTGCAGGTGTGAAATTATTATTAAAAAAGTCGGAGATGATATTGATACTTATGCTGAAGGTCAACCAAGAAGAATACAACTAGAAATCCATAAACTTGGCTATATCGGGAAGGCCGGGAAAGTCACTAAAGACGAGTACCTTGCCAAATCCCCGGAGGAACGTGATACCTACGATAGGGAACAAGTCGGGCTGAATGAAAAAGAAGAACCAGATGAAAGCTCTAAGAAAGAAGAGGAAGAATAAATGCCGAGTGTATCAGATAAACAAAGAGAAATGATGGCCATTGCTGAACACGAACCCGAGAAACTCTATAAGAGAAACAGGGGAGTATTGGGAATGAGTAAAGAAAAACTACATGAATTTTCAACTAAACCTATATTAGGACAGCATAAATGACACTGTATATATTTATCATACTGATGTTGTTGTTTAGTTTCACCGATATTATGTATTTAATAATACCGAATTGGATAGTATTGCCAGCGATAATTTTTGGCGGGGTGTTGACCGGCCATTGGATATCAACAGTCTCTATGTTCTGCATAGGCGCATATTTATTCAGGAAAAGGCTGATATGCGGAGGGGATGTTAAATTGATGGCAATGGTCGGTGCATTCTTGGGGATATGGGCAATTCCTGCATTTATCTTATCAAAAATGTTAATTTTATGGTTTAGAAATATTACTGAGAATCAAAAAGGGGCTTTGCCATACGCACCGTTTATCGGAATAGCATGTGTGCCATTTTTATTTCTGTAACAAACAGGGAAAAGCCGTAGTAAAT